AGAATAACACGTAAAAATCAATACGTCTGTTGAATCTGTGTTGACAACGTATTATACATTTTTGCTAAATCGTATCATCTTCATGATGTCCGCGTGTCTGCTTCTTATATATTGATAGGTATACCCAGTCTCTTCAGCAACTGATTCTAGTGTCATACCTTCCACATATTTCATTTTAAGTATACGCTGATCTAGCCCCTGAAACTTTTCAATCGTATCAATAATATCTTGCCTTTGCTTTTTCAGTTCTTCTTCTCTGGTTGCCAATGATTCAATCACTTCCTTGAGTCTTGCTTGCTTTTGTAAAGCTGTTAAAAAGGTATGATGTTTAGCTAAATCACCATCGTTATTAGAATAATTTTGCCAGCGATGCAATTCTGTTTCATTCAAATCGAGGGCAAGCTGCAATTCATACAGTTCCTGATCGATGGCCATTAATGTAGTCACCCATTCATATATTCGAATCACCCTCTTACATTTTTAATTTCTGAACATTCTCATCTTGAAATGTGATGATTGCGTTCAAGAACCCTAATACTAATGGATGGTTATTGTACTTATTCCCCAATTCTCCCATAGACTTTATCAGCCATTCCCAATACTGATCAGATGTAATCGGATGATGTTGGGTCATTTGATTTGATTCTTTCATCCATTCATGTAAATCCGAAAATACTGCATTCCAATCCAATCATATCCCCTCAATTCTGATATAGATACCTGGTTGATCTGCCCAAAATTTTTCAGCTACTAAACTAGCCACGTAGCAATCATCACGCCAGAAACCGAGATCGGTCATACAGTCCTGCAATAACTTCTGGCTATTATCTAAGTCTGGCTTTGTGAATTTATACTCTCCATTTTGATGGCCATTGATTATAGGAAATAACCATTTTACCATGAGCCGAACTGGACCCATGTATTTTTCTTCCGGAACGTGCTTGGCCAGATGTGCGGTTAATTTTTCTCGTGCAGCCTGTAATTCCTTTGGCTCATAGAAATGCGGTTTTCCATTTACTACTGAAACCTTCTTTTGCTGGTGAGTTGTTTCTGGCGGAATCATCGGCATGAAGAACTCAATCATCCTCTTCATCCTTTCGCACATCCACAATTACTTTCCAACCACATTTACACCAACGCTCAAATGTGTATTCTTCAACAACTAATCCACCTTGCCCGTTTCCAATAAAACGATTGCCACATTCAGGGCAATTGCCATATTTTTCCATCAGCTCCATACTTTTACTTAGTAACATGATTTATCCTCATTTCACGTTATTTTATTTTTCTAATCAAACTCACATTTTATTTTTCACTATCCATTTTGTCTTGGCTGTAACCCTCCGTAACTATCTACTCCCCAAGGGGAGATAGTTACGAGGTTAGCAGACACCGGTCTAACAACGTTTCTCAACTGTAACAAGCTAGTAACTTGTTTATAGGTTGTTACCGGACTAGGTGTTTTGTAACAAGCTAGTAACACACTATGGATTGTTACTGTTCTCGGTTGCAACTTTTTCGATATATCCTCCCTCGGTTTTTAGTCCTTCGTGTTTTTTTACTTTCCTGTAAACTGATTTTTTATCGATATCTAGGTACTCAGCTACGTCTTCAACACTCACAGCCTCACCATCCATAGACAAAGCATTGAATGCTGTCTCTAATTCTTGCTTAGATTTTTCACTACGTGATTGATTAGATTGCTTGGTACCTTTTTTCCACTTATCTTTCGGATCCTCGTCTAGCTTGATATCTGCAAGAGACGGATCCAGTACATGAAGCGGATATTTGAACCATGCATTGATTGGATCAAACTTTGGAAACTCTCGCAACGTCCCATCGATGCGCCATGCAGTTGCTTGCCTTGCTAAACGGACAGCCTGCTGCCTTTCAAGTTCTACCTGTTTCAAAATCCCCTGTGATCGAATTGCACTCATTAAGTGCTGACCCATTTGCTTCACGCTGAATTGATCATCTTGACTGATTTCACCATAAGTTGGGTTATACTGTTGAATCGCTCGTAAATAGACATTGCAGATTGCTTCATTCTCCATGGCCATGTATCTGTCTTCCGTGACAGGCAACTCAATCAAATCCAGAATGGCATCGGGATCTCGTGCAAATACTCCGGATCCACTCGATCGGTCAATTGAGTTTTTCCCGCCTTGAGACCCTTTCGAATGATGGTGACAGTATATAACAGCGCAATTCAGCTCTGTCGCGATCTTGTCAAATTGGTTCGTAAACTTAGCCATCTCATGTGCACTGTTTTCATCTCCAGTCAGTACCTTATAAATCGGGTCAATGATCACGGCCATATAATTGGATTTTTGTGCACGTCGGATCAGCTTTGGCGCCAGCTTATCCATTGGGCTAGTCTTACCTCTTAGGTTCCAAATATCGATATTACCAACATTCGCATGACCATGGCCAAGTTTCTCATAGATATCAACGAAGCGTACTTTTGCTGATCGATCATCTAATTCAAGATTGACATAAAGCACCTTCCCCTGCGCGCAGTCAAATCCAAACCATTTACGACCTTCTGCGATTGCAATTGCTAGCTGTATAAGCGAAAATGACTTCCCTGCTTTAGAAGGACCAGATATCAACATCTTATGTCCTTGGCGTAACATTCCTTTAATTAGTTCTGGTGCCAGCTCAATTGCTTTGTCGAACAAATCTGATAAGCTTTCCGGATCCGGAAGATCGTCATTGACACTTTCAATCCATTCTTTCCATTCATCCCATGAAGATTTCCCTATATTGGTATCGATTATAAACTGCTTTTTTTCTCCTCGTGTGACACCTGGCATCCGGCTTAGTCTGGAAGGATTCCTGTTTTGATTATCATTTGTCAGTCCGTTTTTCTTGCAGACATCGTAAAGGTAATCAACCCTCTTCCGATATTCCGGATAATTATCAGCATCCACTCGCACGATGGCATGAATCGATTTACTGCCACTATATAACAATGCTGCAATAGGCAGTTCAAGTTCTCGCATGATCGCATTTTGTTTTTCAAGGCTCATATTGTCAGATTCTACTAACGCATAGCGGAATTCTGTGACATTGTCATTCTTTACACCTTTACCATCCATGGGATTGAAACGGATCCACGCACCAGCTTCCGGATTATAATCCCCAAGGACTGAGCCGATATCATCGCCGCAATGGGTCAATGATTCAATCAATTGTCCTGCTGTTCGGTCGAAAGCCCCCTTGTTTGAAGGTTTCCACTTTTCATCCTCATCCTGCCAAGACTGCATATTGTATGCGACCGTTTCTGATGGCTCAAATAACGTTTCTAAATATCGAATGATCTGTTTTGCAGGTTCCCACTTCGCTGGCTCATTGATTTCCTTGCCCTCAATCCAGTTTCGATCAATAATGACCAAATCATCTTTTTGAAGCGTACCGTTCCAGTCCAACTCATGGCCACCATCTTCATTTCTAAAACGTGACGTCCAGCCGTAATCTTTGGCCAACTGTGTGATTGTTGCACCAGTGACTGGTTGGTTGGTTCCCTCAAAACTATCCCATTTCTTGAAACATTCTCCGGAATGATAGCGTTCAGAATCTTTTTGACTCCATTGATCCCAATCAAGAGCTGTATATCCTTCATGCTTGAGAGCCATTCCCACGTTGACCCATTCTTGATAACTCAGCATTGTCGGGTCAACGTATTCTAATAACTCAGTTAAATCTAGTTTGCTTTCCATATGCTGCTCCTTAAATTATTTTTTACGACTGAATAAATGTTTTAGATTTTGAAGCTCTAATCATTTTTAAATCAAAATCAGCACCATTAGAAACTGATTCATAAACAGAATAAAACCTCATGTGATGTAAGATAGCTTTTGCAATTTCTAGATCACTTGCCGTATCCGTGAAACCAGTCCATAGTGAAAGCTCAACTTTTAGACCTCCAACGGTTAATCTATATCTGTTCTTTGATTTTCTAGCCATCACACTTCCTCCTGTTCACTCTCATAAAAGGAACTTACTGGCTCAAGATAAACAGATAATTCCTTCATCGCTTGATCAATACTCTCTGCCTGTCTTATTAACCACTGCTCAATGTCAATATCCTCTTTAAAATTTTTCCTGTTTTGCCATGCCATTTCCATCTGTACTGCGCTTTCTGCAATACTGTTAACATAATCAGTAATGTAGTTGAATTTCATTTGACTATAACCAAAAGCTTTTTCCACTAGTTATCCCTCCTGTGTCTGTCTTTACTGGACTAATTCAGGCGTATATGTTTTAGGATCGACAGTATTAGGCGTACGCCAACCATTTGAAGCAATTCGACCAATCATGCTTTTTGCGGCATCAAAAGACCACGTACCCACATTCATAAAGCCACGTTGTTCCAATTGTCTGATTTGTTTCGGTGTTGCCAAACCTGCTTCTTTTCGTTTTTGTAAACGATCGAGCATTAGACTGGCTTTTCCGGCATTCTCGATTGCTTCCGGAAGAATACCTAATTTTTCCAACGCATTAATTTGTTGATCGGAAGGTGGTCCCATTTCCCACCCAAAGGATGGCACATAGCTAGTAAGATCCTCAGCTTGGATTGACATCTCAAACTGTAGTGGATCTACAAGCTTCTGTTTGCGCCGCCTCATTTCTGATAGCTGTTTAGCCAGAGCCTCTTCTCGTTCGGCAATGACATCTTTTTCAGCTTGCACTTCTGCTTCTTCCAGATCCAAAGCCAATCCTTGCTCGCCAGCATCTTCAATATTTTCAGTCATCTTCTGAGCAACTTCATCACTTGAAGCGATCAAATGCGCTGGATGACAAAGCTCATGCCGTTCCGTGTGCCAAAGAAAGTCTAGCAACAACAGTTCTTCTTTGCCTTCGTGTAGGCGAGTTCCTCGGCCCACCATTTGGCTGTAGAGTGATCGAACCTTTGTCGGACGTAAAACCACAATACAATCAACCGATGGGCAATCCCACCCTTCTGTTAACAACATCGAATTACAAAGGACATTGTATTTGTCATTCTCAAAGTCTTCCAAAACTTCCACACGATCTTTTGAATCACCGTTAACTTCTCCTGCACGGAACCCACGCTCATTTAAGATATCTCGGAATTTTTTGCTTGTTTTGACTAATGGTAGAAATACCACTGTTTTTCTGTTTGAACAGTGCTTGACCATCTCATCAGCGATTTGATAAAGATAGGGATCCAATGCCGTTCCTAAATCTCTTGAAGAAAAATCCCCGGTTTGTTGTTTCACTGCAGTAAGATCTAACTTAAGAGGAATAGTTAGTGCTTTGATTGGTGACAAAAAGCCTTCTTTGATTGCTGCTGGTAATGTGTATTCATAAGCTAAGGACTCGAAATATGCACCGAGATTTCGCATATCGCCACGATCCGGCGTAGCTGTAACCCCTAATACATTTGAATCCTCGAAATGGCTCAGTACTCTTTGATAGCCATCGCTAATACAATGATGGGCTTCATCGATGATGATCGTATCAAAGTAATTAGGTGGAAACTGACTTAGTCGCTTCTCCCGTTGCATACTTTGAATGGATCCCACCACGACCCGGAAGAAACTTCCAAGGCTGGTTTTTTCTGCTTTTTCAACAGCTGTTTTTAGCCCAGTCGACTTCTCTAATTTGTCAGAAGCTTGATCCAGTAATTCTCCCCGATGGGCAAGGACGAGCACACGCTCGCCCATTCTCACCCGATCTTCGATAACCTTACTGAATACAATTGTTTTTCCGCATCCAGTAGGCAATACTAACAAGGTTCTTTTCTTTCCTTCTTTCCATTCCTTCTGGATTGAACTGCGAGCTTCTTTTTGGTAAGGTCTTAATTTCATAGCACATCCCTTTCTTTAGATATATAATGAGATAAAAAATGGAGGATTATAATGAGTCGTATTACTGATAGATTGAAAGGTTTAGATACTTTAAAAGAAATAGACAAAGAAAAGTCTAAATATTTGGTTATTCATTATTCAAGCGAGAGTTTTTTTGCACTTGGTGGAAAAAGTCCAAGGATAACATCAATTGCAGTCGAAAATCTCGAATTTGGTCAAACAGAGTTATTCGCAATTTATAAATCTGCTGAAGAAATGGGAATACCTTTTGACGAAATTGTTAATCAATACAACGAAATTGAAAAAAAGATGTTAGATGAATACTTCGACTTTTTAAGAAATAATCATAATAAGACTTGGTTGCATTGGAATATGAGAGATTCGATTTTTGGTTTTAAAGCACTAGAACACCGTTATCAGGTATTGGGTGGGCATCCTTTCTTACTTTCGGACAATCAACAAATCAATATTGCTTCTCTATTCAAAGAACTTTATGGACCAGATTACATCGAAGATAAAAAAATGGACCATCTTATGATTAAAAATAAGTTAGAACCCAAACAATACCTTACTGGTGCTGCTGAGGCTCAAGCTTTTGAAGACGGAAAATACTACGAATTAAGTATGTCTACATCTAGTAAAGTCCGTATGTTTACACAAATGGTGAATATGGCTATAGATAAAACTCTTAAGACTAATACTTCAGAAAAAGATTTGTATGGAGCATCTCTACGGGCATATTGGTACAGATCCAAAGAAAAGCCATACTTTGTGCCAATCGCTTTTATTATTACCAATATAATTTCAGCTTTCATTGGTCATTTTGTGAGTAAAGGCCTCGGTGGATAGCATTTATAATTTTTTCTGCCATTTTTATATCAATTATTGTTGGTTCATCAAACCAATCTAATTCCAGATAGCAATTTTTAGTGCTATCTTTTTTTAATTCTTCAATAATCCAATCAATATGTTCACTAAATTCTTGTGTAAAGTGAGCTTGTTTGAGTATCAATATTCTTCTCCTAAGCTAAAATCGTGATGCGCTTCATGTTGATTTCTTCTTCCAACTGCTCATATAAATATTCTCGGATATTCACGATTGCTTGATTTCTCCAAGCACCACCATCTGCTTCAAAAATTGCTCCACGTGGACCATCTTTCATGCGGAAAATAAATTGGCTTTCTGGTTGATCTACTTCTAAGAATGTGCGGTACGGGGCTAACTCAACTGGATTAGGAACTTTTACATCTACTTTAGTAGCAACTCCCTGATTGATTGTTACTGCTTGGCTAATACCGTCATCACCAACATTTTTTACATTTTCTTCAGATACGTTTCCAACTACTTGTAACAAAATTTCTCGATGCTCATTTGGCACAAACTTCGATTGAAGTGCAATATTGAATTCTTCCATTCCCATGAAACAATCAAAGTTAAAACTAGGAATAATCGCTCTTGCTTCAGCTAAGGTTTCTCGACTTCCATCCTCTTCTAACAAACCTTTCAAGAACACTTGCGCTTCATTTTTTACATGGATGATTAGCTTGTTTCTTTCTCGATCAAGATTAGATTTCACGTAGTTAACAAAACCTGATAGTGTATTGATCACCATTGTTTCTTTTGCATTAAAAACTTTAGGTAAAATTTCTCGTGCATCGCCTTCATTGTTAAAAACTAACCAACGATCCTCAGCAAAATTTACTAATCGATCGTCTGGTTTAATTCCTTGTTCCATCAAATATTGAATTGCTTCTTTTGTCATTGTCATTTATTTATCCTCTTTTCTTTTGTAAATCGATAATTTGTTGTTGTTTTGCTTCTTCTTTTTCGATGACATCCACTGGCTCACCTGTATCTGTTTTTACTTGGCCATCTTCTGGGTCAATGTAAGTTTGACCTGGAACGGATGATTTTAATTCTTTTGCTTCTACTTTTCCTGTATTGATATCTCGACCAGTTAATACTGTAGTAGATACCCCTTCTACCGGAGCTAGTTTAGTAGTGAAGTCGCTTGATACAGTAACTACTTGACGGTTCTCATCTGGTTTAAATTCCAGTTTGATAGTTGTTACTCGTTTGGCTGTTGCAGAAGTATTTGGATCATGGATGTTACTAAAAATCTTTTGAAGTTCACCATCCAATTTTTCTTGGATGGCGCCTTCTGCTAATAGTGAAAGTTGAAGATTGATTTCTTTTAACATATTTTATTCCTCCTAAAATGCCCCTGGTTGGTAACCCTGTTGCGGTTGGTTCGTTACCGGTGGTTGATTAAAATTTTGTGCTGGTTGCTGGTTAGTATTCGCTGATGGCTGTGCTTGGTAGCTTGATTGTGGTTGTTGATAAGCTGATTGTGCTGATCCTGGTCGATCATTTAATTGCTTTGTTGGATCCACATCTTCGGAATAAATCATGTAACCGGTAGAATTATATTCATTGCCATTGCTACCCATCTCTTTTTTAATAGAGGTCACACCAGTTGATCCAACGACTGATTGCCAATTCATTTGCAACTGTTCTCCATGTTTCTTTTGTCCGATAGCCCCAAAAAATGCTGAAACCATTCCTTCAGTTCGTGAGTGTAAAAACAAGTTATGTTTTACAGTTTTGGTTTCTCCTGTTCGAGTCTCAATTTTTAGTGTCAAAATTGCTTTATTGCACGGTGGTAGTGGATTTTGACTTCTGGAATTTGGATTTGGTGTATGACGTGCTCGTTCAAACTTTTCTACTGTAAACCAGTATTCGCCCGGTTCTAATAAAACAAACTCACTGTCTTGGACAATCGTGTCATCCCAGCCTAATTCTCGTTCTTGTTGAAATTGTTGTGTCATTGATCGTTCCTCCTAAAATTTTTGGTTTTTTCGAATTTCTTGAATCATAGTAAATACTTGTGGCCATGCAGCAACTAATACGCCATCAATGTATCCCGGATCATAGTTTTGGATCGGTGTGCCTGTCGGATAGTACCCTTTTGATTCTGTCGCAGCCATAATTTCTGCCGGAATTACGTTGTTTGCTTTCATTAAGTCAACAAGCTGTTGTGGGATTTCTGCATAATCGTCTGGTTCTCGATCAAAATTTGGTGCCGTTGTTACTGGTTGCGTTTCTTGAACAGTTTCTGATTTGTTTACAGGCGTTTCAACCGCTGCTGGTGTATTTGCAATTGGCTGTTCCTTTACCTGTGGCGCTTGCTGAGACGCGAAAATGTGTGCAATTCCTGCAAACCCCATATCCAATTCATCCGGCAAACCAAAACGGTTTTTTGCGTCCCAAGCCGGATGATGGGTCGTATGCATGACACGCTTTCCGCCTTGGGCTTTGAATTTTTTTCCTTTGTCATCCGAGGCAACAGACATCGTTTTATAGTTGCAGAATAAAACCATATCCGCCCACTCTTTTGTTAAAGGTGCCGTTGTAGCTAAGGTCTTTTTGTTTCCCAGCTTCAATTCCCACCGATCGTATGCCCCCATTTCATCCGGCTGTTCAAATTTACGGATTTGAGCATGCGCTGTTAGTACAACATTTACGCCAATATCTTTGAGATCAGATAGCTTATTCAATAGACGACCAAACTCTTCAGCAAGATACGTATACCCATTTCCATAGCCAAAATCTTCGATTCCCTTTTTGCCGTACTGTGAACAAATGTGCTCGATGCATAAACGCTCTGCCCAGTCTGCAGTATCAATGATCAAAGTCGCACATGGCATCGTTTGTTTTACGAAATCGATTTGCTGTAATAGCATCGACCAGCTTCTAGGTTTATCTAAACGCGCAACGTCCATATTGTCTGTACTGCCTTCTGTATCAATAAATAATGGGTTAGGAAACTGGGCAGCCAGTGTAGATTTGCCGATCCCTTCAGGTCCATAAATCACGACCTTTTGTGCCCTTGCAATGACACCTTTCGTAATGTTCATTAAAATTCTCCTTCCTTCCACTTAGGTTGTGGGGATTGCTGAGGTGTAGGTTCGCCCTCAGATGGTGCTATTTTATTTTCAGTCACATAGCCATCTTCAATAATGATCTCGCACTCGTCACCTGTTGAAACACGTGTCGCAATTGCCTGTAGACCTTCTTGTTCCAGCCACTGACCAAACTCGTTCAGCGTGACCATATCCATCTGTTCCAACTTATCCAATAGAATGAAACCACAATCCGGTTTTAACTTACGGACGATTGCCGTTGAGACTTTCAACTGGTCAGATCCGGACATGTTATCCCATTTTTGACCGTTGTAAGTTAGCTCTCCCTCAGCTACAGAAAGCCCTTGAAGCGGCAGTTGCGCATTCGTTAGTAAAGAGACCTTTTCTTTGCGAATAGAGTTGATATCGTTTGTCAGTACATCGTATTGATTCTTGTAGTCGTTCGCATCCTCTTCGGCTTTGTCCTTGTCTAAGTTTGCTCGGACTCGTCGATTGATCTCGTCCACTTCTGCAATGTTTTGTTGCAGTTCTTGTGTCGATTCATCTTGGAGACTTTCAGCAGTCTTTTGTGCAATGGTCAAGTCTTCTGCTAGTCGATTGAATTCAATTTGTTCTTTCTGCAATTGCGCTTGAAGCTCTTCAATTCTCAAATTAATAGCTTGGATATTTGATTTCGATTGTTCCAGCTGAAAAGAAATTTGATTGACTTGATTACGCTTTTGTTGATTCTCTCCGTTTCTTGCAAGGATCTCTTGTTGCTTGGTTACTAAATCAGAAACAGAGATTAGTTCCTTTGGTGCCTCCGGAAAGTAAGGTTGTTCAGCTGCAAACTTTTTCTTTTGATCAGCAATCTGACCAATCGCATGGCGTTTGTTATAGACTTCTTGTTCTTTTCGTTCAAGCTCATACAATTGATCTCCCACGCCAATAATCTGTAGGAGAATATTAGCTTTTTCTTTATTGGATGAATCCATAAATTTAGGTAAATCAATAGCCAACTCTTCGACAAAGCTATTCAACAAGTTTTGGCCAGCTTTCTCTCCATTAGGATCAATGACCTTCAAATCAGAATTCTTTCCCTTGCGCTCAACGATCAGACCGTTGTTCATGACAATATGAAGGTGTGGTGGTGTGACCGATCCTTCCCGATGTGCTTGGCTTGGTTTGTACTTATTGCCACCAAGTCCCCATGCAATAGCATCAATAACGCTGGTTTTTCCTTGATTATTATTTCCACCAACGATAGTTAACCCGCTGGCATTTGGTTCAATTTTTACTGCTTTGACACGTTTAACATTTTCAATTTCAAGCTTGTTAATTTTTACAGACATATGTTACACTTCCTTTGTGTAGATTATTTTTCATTGGCTTACTTCAGCGGTAACTGGGGTAAGCTCTTTTTGCGCAACTAGCTGTCCTTCTTTTGTAAAATATTGCTGAATTTTATGGCCATCTAAAACTATTGTTGTCAGAATGAGTATCACTTCTTTTGATTCCACATCAATAGAGGACATTGGGATTGATGCAATAGAAGTTTTTTCCATTTGCGGTGTCTCCTTCTTTGTATACTTGGCAAACCGAGCATCATTAAACTTGTTCATAGCCTCTTTAGATTTGACACTAGCTTTTGTCCGATCTGCTTGCTGTGTGATTTTCCCCTGTTTTCTAAGACGACTCACTTTCTGCATCAACTTTTTTTCATTTAACTTTGTTTTTCTTACCAGTTCATCGTAGTTGGACACATAACCATTCTTATCAAACTTAATAGCTTTCAACAAAAGCTGTTCATCTGATGATGACCATGTCTTTTTAGCATTATTCTTTATTTTTCCGAGTTTCTTTAGTTTTAATATTCGTCCAGCAATAGCATGTTCAGTACGGTCAACACTTTCACCAATTGCTTTATATGTCGCTCCACTTTTGTACATAGCAATAATTCGCTTATCTTCTTCCAGAGAATATTTCCGACCGCTTGAATCAAATGATTTAGTAAGATCCACCTCTGGTAATTGACCGGCCTTTTGCATTTTATAGATTTTCATTTCGACAGCTTTTAGGGAACGATCTAATTTTTTAGCCATTTCTTTAATATTCAGTACTTGATTAGTTTCTGCTAAAAGTGCATATCTTTTGATATAAGATATTTCTTTTGTTGTCCAAGGCTTCAAAAATCAATCACCTCTCTTCTATAAAATGGCAAAAATAACTGACAACAAAATGACATTTAAAAATAAACTGATATAGCAAAGCGCTTGTAGTTGACGTACTCGATGGACTGGATGCTTTTTTTCAGTTAGTGCGGCTAAGAGTATTTTGTCATTGGATCGTTTTGTAAATGACTTTCTTACTTGCATTATTCAGCTCCCCCTAATCTTTTAGAATTTCAGAGAAATTTACTTTCTCTCGTTTTACTTGCTTAAAATAAATAGTTTCCACCAACTATCAAGTTATATGTCATATCACACTTCGTAATGTTCTATTAAAAATTGCTGCAAAGCTTCTCGACGAATCCGGATATCTTGCTTACTCCAAACTTGGATTTTCAATCCCTGATCAATCCAACCATTAAGCTTTACATCCCCAATGCCCAACACCTGCTTGATTGTTTCTTTATTTGCATAAGGAGGTAGCTCAGCAGTCTTTGTCATCATTTTGATGCGCTTCTCAAACTCTGCTACTGCCAAACTAACGATTCCTGATGCTACTTGCTTTTGAATTTGTTCATCTGGTATATGCAAATCCATTAACTATTCCCCTCCCTCAATAAAGCTAACGCATCCTCGATTGGTTTAATTTGCTTTTCAGGACTGCGTTTTCCGTTCATAATGTCAGACATATAAGGTCTAGAAATTCCGATAGTATCAGCTAACCAATTTTGAGACTTCCCATACTTCGCTAATTGAATTCTGACTTTGACAATGAAATCTTGTGACACATTTAACACCTTCTTTCTTATTTTTCTTAAACGTGTTTAATAATTTTGATATAATTCTCCTATCAACTCATTTGTTGAAATAAATTGAAAGGAGAGTGATTAAATGAAGCAAATAATTATTGATGCATTAACCTCTGGTAAAATAGTTAGATTCTACTTCACGAGCGAGAAAAGTTATTCTGCGAATGAGTTACTAGATCGTATGGAGCAATTCCCTGATCAGATTTATGTTGGACAATCTAGATATGATCAAGACTCTGTTGTAAATCTAAATCAAGTAACACATGTAAAAATTGTAAAATCCTAAAATGTTTGTTTAACTACCTTGAGCAATCCTGCTAATGCTGACACCATTTCAGGATTGTTTTTAGTCTCATTAATTTCGATAGTCGTGTTAATGAATTCTAAAATATTTAATTCTGTTTCTCGGATAGCCTTTTGATACTTTCTAGCTTCCTCTTTGTTTTTCATATGAACATCGACTACTCCTTTCCCATCTGATTTCTCCATTCTGCTCACCTCATTCCTTTTAAAATTTGTAAGCTAATAAAATTAGCTAATTTCCGTTGACAACAAGTATCGAATAGGGTACCATTTAGACATAGTTAAATAAGCCTAGAATTATCCCTATTAAATCAACATTCTTAGTTTGGCGACGTCGAATTGTTTATTTTTACTAGGTCTCTTTCTTGTTGCTTTTTAGCTTATTAAATTAGCTTACGAGATAAATATAATCGAAAAAGATACTTAAGTCAACTGAAAAATATCTTTTTTTACAATTATTCATCTCGAAGATGTAAGGAAGATTGCTATGACAACGTTTGATAGAATAAAAGAATTATCGAAGAAACGTGGAAAAAACCCGAAGCAAGTTGCACTTGAACTCGGGTTAGGAGAAAATTTATTTTATAAGTGGAAAACTAGCAGTCCTACAGCAGATAAACTTCAGCTAGTAGCTGACTATTTCCATGTCTCTACTGATTACCTATTAGGAAGAACCGATGATCCTACTGCAGGAACGTCTGAGAAGCCACAGTTTACCGTTGAGGAAGCCCTTGCTTCCGTTATGAGCAGTGATGGGAAACCTTTAACTGAACATGATAGGAAGGTTCTCACTGGTATTATCGAAGCGTATATTGAAAATAATTCTGATGCTGAGTAGGTGATTTTTTGGATTTGGATAATGAAGTAGACAAGATTATAGACGAGCTTGGGGTAGCTGTTATTGAGGTACCCGAGCTCGATGCTGATGCTAAGTATATTGCTATAATAAACACGATTGTTATAGATTCCCGATTGCCTGATCGAATTAAATTACTTAAACTTTTACATGAATTGGGTCATGCTGCTCAGCATAAAGAAAATTATGTGTTATACAGAAGAACTTACGCTTTGCATTCAAAAATGGAAAACGAGGCGGAGGAATTTATGATTGAAAAAATGCTTGAGGTTACGTTAAATGATCCAGAATTTAATCCAGACTCTTTTGATTGTATTAATTTCTTGGAAAGTTATGAAATGGAAGTACGATACGAACCTTTAGTTAAAGCATTTATGACAGAATATCTCGTTGGCGCCAATGCCAACAATATATTTTTTTGACAAAAAGAGAACATATATTCGCTAAAACAATATAAAAGATGGTAACGGAGGAATCTTATGATTAAGGAATATGAAAAGAAGGATGGGAAAAAATATTGGATGTTTAAAGCTTATTTAGGGATCGATCCTGCCACTGGAAAGAAGCTTTATACAACTAGGCGTGGTTTTAAAACACAGAAGGAAGCAAAGATTGCAAAATCTAGGCTTGAATTGCAGGCACAAGATAACAAATACACACCTGAAAAAAATTATACTTTTATAGAGATCCAAGAAATGTGGTTTGAAGAATACAAAAGCACTGTTAGAGATAGCACTCTATCAAGAGTTAAATTTCTTTTTGATAAAAACATTTTTCAATATTTTGGAAACAAAAAAATTTCATCTTTTACACTGGCCTATTGCCAGAAAACAGTTAATAAATGGAAAGATGAATATGCAACTTATAAAGCTTTAAAAACGTATACTACAGCTGTTTTTGATTATGCCGTGCGAATAAATGTTATTAGTACAAACCCGATGAAAGAAGTATATATTCCAAAAGGTAAGTTTCGAAAAAAAGATAAACGAGTCAAATTCTATGAATCAGACGAATTAAAAAAATTCTTAGAAGTCGCTAAAAAAGACAAATTTCCACTCTCCTATCCATTCTTTAGATTACTTGCTTTTACTGGTATCAGAAAAGGAGAAGCTTTAGCACTAACTTGGGAAGATGTGGATTTCGACAGAAAATTGCTAACGATCAATAAAACAATCGCAAGAAATACAAAAAATGAAATTGTCATCAACCATCCAAAAACTCAATCTTCAGTTCGAGAAATTTCCTTAGATGATATCACCCTTGATATATTGAAAAAATGGCGCCAAGATCAGAGGAAATACTTGCTAAGTTATGGCCACAACTCACTAAGACCTAATCAAATAATTTTTGCTTCAAAAAATAATAATCACCTAGATCCAATTAGACCAAATAATATTCATAAAAGGCTTTGCAAAGAAAGTGGAATAAAGGATATCACGATACATGGTTTTAGGCACACTCACTGCAGCTTATTATTTGAAGCTGGTTTATCTATACAGGATGTTAGGAATCGACTCGGTCATTCGGATATCCAAACAACAATGAACATTTATGCCCATGTCACTAAAAAGCAAAAAGATACCTCGGCGGAAAAATTCGCCAGATACCTTAATTTTTAATAGTATGGTCAAAAGTATGGTCAAAACAATAAAAAAAGCGCCAAACCCTTTGAAATCAAAGGATTCAGCACTCGTAAAATTATTTAACTGTTACAGAAGCGCCAACTTCTTCAAGTTTAGCTTTTAATTCTTCAGCTTCTTCTTTAGAAACGCCTTCTTTAACTGGTGCAGGAGCGCCATCAACTACAGCTTTAGCT